GGACAGTATTTTATACGTAGTACGGGGGTACTAGCGGCGCCAAGCGGTTTCCAAAAACCCAAACCTCCCCTAACCTACAAAAGTATCCCAACGACCGATAAATAGTATTGGAAATTCATTTTTCCAAACCATTGAAATTAAAAAAATTTTCCCCAGAAAAAATCATGACAGAACCCGTTGTAATTACTGAAGAAACCATTCTACCTGCTGGACCTCCCCATTTTGAGAATTCTGAGCATGTTATGAATCAACTCAAAGAGGATCCAAAATTCGCCGTAGTACTACACGAACGCCAGTTGGAAAGAATGGCATTGGTCATTGAAGAAATGGCACAAAGAATTCTAGATCTTGAAGCAAAGTTCACTGAACTAGAAACTGCTGTGAGTTTTCCACGATCAGATTCGCCAATACCCAATCTACCCCAAGGAGCTGGGAGGTTAAAATTCTAATGAATCATTACGAGCAAGATCCAAGTTTCTATGAAAAGGTTTTGCAAAATTTTGATACATTTTGCGATCAATTTGAATCAGCAGCAGCAAGACGTTTTGCAGGATTAGATAATGACTCAAGACAACCAATTGACAATGCAGAAATTCAACGAGTTACTCCAATCGCTGTCCGAGAGATTGACGATGGTGGAGAGGAAGGTGTCATCGTTAGAACGCCCCCAATTGATGTACAAGCCCCCCCAGTCCCAGAGTTACATGAAGTTGAATGAAGCTCTAGATGATTTATATAAAAGAATAGATAGTATTCAGAAGGATATAAAAGCATGATTGGAACAATTGCAGGAGAAGCAACAATTGACACAATATCGCAGGATGTGTGTTTCATATATTCTCCTGCACCTTTAGGGGGCACTCCATTTCCTGCTGCAACAATCAAATTAGGAACGACACCTTTAAAGTTTTATCCAAGTGGTGGAGTACCTATAGTAGCTGCAGATGTAACTGGAGCATTACGAGCACCTACACCACCATGTCCTCCCATTGGTTTTCTGCCACGTAAACTGATTACTCCTTATCAAAACAAAACTGTCTTCTTTGAGAAGAAGTTGGTTGCAGTCATAGGAGATGCTGTTACCGCACCTCCAGCAGTAAATGTGGGAGGAATTCCAGCACCAATTGGAACAGAACCAGCAATTTATGCATTAAATGATAGACCCTTGACAGGAATTGGGCAAAGCCCTAAAATACTTATAGGTGTTAGAACAGCACTCGGAATTGTAAACGTACCAAAACCTTAAGAATTATGGCAGCAAGATCAAAAGTTGGACTAGTCAAGACTGGTTACACTCCTGGTAAACCGAAGAAAACTCGGCAGGGGCGTAGTCAAAATACACATCTTGGAGCGTCTTCACGAAATACTGGTAGGAAGCGTTATAGAGGGCAAGGACGTTAAACGCCGAGCGCCGAAAACTCCGAAAACTGAATATTGGGATAGTAACCCCAATAAAAGTTCTGTGTAGTTACAGAGAAAAGTTATGGGGAACCATTTTCATGTAGATAAAAGTCATGACTTTGTTGAAGAAGGAATGACACTCATTACAGAAACAGATTCAGATATCTATCTGAATATGGCGGCAAAACGAAATAGAAACAAGAAAAAAGAAGAACTTTATGATATTCCTGAAGATCGCATGAGTCGTCCATGTGGCGGTGCAGGCGGTTTTGACGATTTTATTGAAAGATGGCATGTCTAAAGGTCACTAAATAACTAGTGACTTCGTAGACTGTTAATGGCAACGTCAAATCTCTCCTTTAGAGATATCAATATTAGTTTTAAGAAGCATCCTGTTACTGATGATCTTGTTGTCAGTAAGGATGCTTCTGCCATTAAACAGGCAATTGTTAATATTTTATTAATGAATAAGGGTGAGAAATTATTCAATCCAGAATTTGGGTCAGATATTAGATCATATTTGTTTGAACCATTAGATTATGCAACTGCTGGTATTTTATCCAGAAATATTTCTTTAACTCTTGCAAATTACGAACCAAGAATTTCTGTGTTATCTATTGATGTGATACCAAACTTTGATGACAATGGATTTGATGTTGAAATGGTGTATGAAATTATTGGTTCTGATAGACCACCCATAAATGTAGAATTCTTCCTTTCTAGGACGAGATAATGCCATACGCTCAATTAAACAACTTAGATTTTAATCAGATTAAGACAACTCTCAAAGATTATATGAGAGCGCAGTCAGATTTTACTGACTATGACTTTGAGGGATCTGCTCTAAGTCAATTACTTGATGTATTGGCATATAATACCTATTATACTGCATTCAATACCAATATGGTAGTGAATGAGATGTTCTTGGATTCTGCCACTTTAAGAGACAACGTAGTGGCACTGGCAAAGCAATTAGGATACACACCAAAGTCAATTACATCTCCAAGAGCATCAGTTGATTTTGAAATTACATTTAACAGTACAGCACCATCATCTGTTAAATTCAGAGCTGGAAGTGGATTTATTACAAATTACGATGGTACTTTGTATCGCTTCATTCTAAAAGAGGATAGAAGAAGTGATGTTATCAACGGAGTTGCAAAATTCTCAAATTTGAATTTGTATGAAGGAGCTCTTGTAACAAATAGGTTTGTTGTTAATGCATCGCTCAAGTCACAAAGATTTTTAATTGAGAACCCTTCAGTTGATATTAGTACTCTGAGAGTTAGAGTTTACCAATCTGCAGCATCTACTATATACAAAGACTATACACCAGTATCAAATATTTTAGAAGTTGGTAGTAATGATGAAATTTACTTTATCAATGAAATTGAAGATGAGAAATACGAAATTTTCTTTGGTGATGGAGTTTTAGGTAAAAAATTAACAAATGGTCAATTTGTTGAATTGACTTATATAATTACAAATGGACCAGTAACAAACGGCGCCAAAACTTTTACTTTTGGTGGAGTCCTTAATGATCAAGATGATAATTCATTATTGTTACCATTTAATATTACAAAACTAACAACTACCCAGATTGCATCTGGTGGTGCAGATATTGAATCTATTGAGAAAATTAAATTCAATGCTCCTAAGTTCTATGGATCACAGAACAGAGCAGTGACATCTAATGACTATGCAGCAATTATTAGAAACTTATACCCCGCAGTTGGAGATATTATTGTATTTGGTGGAGAAGATCAAGAACCACCCCAGTATGGGAAAGTTTTTATTGCTGTAAAACCAGTTGAAGCGGCAGCACTGTCATCATTTACAAAAAATCAACTTTCAGACGAATTAAAGAAATATACCGTTGCTTCAATTAGACCAGAGTTTATTGATCCTTCAATTTTATACGTTGAGTTGGATACTTCCATTTATTACGATGAAAGTAAAACAAAATCAATTCCTGCACAAATGGCAGCAAAAGTTGCAACTGGAATTGAAGAATATCTCAAAACATCAGAAACAGAAAAATTTAATGGTAAATTTAGATACAGTAAATTTGTTGCTGTGATTGACGGATCTGATCGTGCTATCAATTCAAACAGTACAGATATCACGATGAGAAAAGATTTCTACGCACAGATTAATTCTTCAGCATATTATGAGATCTGTTATCAAAATGCATTTCTAGAAGATTGTGATAATCCTGTTGTTTCTTCAACTGAAATGACTGTTTTTGAATATCCAGAGTTTACAAGTTATTTGGAAGATAGGAATGGCAAAATCGTCCTATATAGACTAGATTCTGTGACTGGTGAAAAAATTCTATTGAATGATTCAATTGGTGATGTTGATTATGTAAAAGGTGAAATTAAGATGTACAATCTCACAATCTTAAAAGGCAGTTTTTCAGACAATCGTATTGAATTGAGAGTAAAACCAGCTAATAGAGACATTGAGGTTAAGCGCGAGGTATATCTTGACGTAGATATATCAAAGAGTAAATTCATAGCATACAAAGAGTAGTTTAGATGCTGAAAACTGCTAACAAAATTTCATTTCTGGTTGAATCACAATTACCAGACTTTATCAACGAAGAGTACGAACTCTTTACAAGATTCGTACAAAAATACTATGAGCAGTTAGAAATTCAGGGTAATCCGCTGGATATTATTACAAATATTCAGACTTATTGTGATATTGATTTTTATGAAAAAAATATTCTCACACAGTCTACAAAATTAGCAGGATCATTACAATCATCTGATGACACAATCACAGTTCTTGATGCAACTTCATTTCCCAAGAACGGTGGATATATTCAAATTGATAATGAAATTTGTTTTTATAAGCAACGTACAGATACACAATTCCTAGAAGTAAGTCGTGGTATTAGTGGAAATACAAAACTGGGAGATCTTTACAGTGAAAGTACATTTGTAACCACACAGGCATCAAATCATCTAAATGGATCAGTTGTACAAAACATTAGCAATTTATTTTTATATGCCTTAGTTAAAAGTTTTGAGAAACAATATCTAAGCGACTTCCCAGAAGCATATCTAAAATCAGATGTTGACAAACGAGTTTTAATTAAAAATATTACATCATTCTATCAGTCAAAGGGTACTGATAGTTCAATTAAATTTTTATTTAAATGTTTAATTGATAATGATCTAGAACCAGAAGTAAAATATCCTAGAGATTTTACATTAAAGGCATCTGAATCTAAGTGGACCAATGTATATTCATTAAAAGTCAAAATTTTATCTGGAAATCCATTAAACTTGATTGGGAGAACAATCAAGCAAAATGTTGATGGTTCTTATGCTTCTGCTGTAGTTGATAATGTAAAATATGTTGGTAAGTTTAATGGTGAAGATTTATATGAATTAATTCTTGCTGAACAAAGTGTAAATGGTTCATTTTCCATCGCTTCTAAAACCAAACTAACAAAAGAGGTATCTCAATTTGATTCTATTGGAGATAGAATTAATGTATTCTCAACAATGGGATGGGATTCAAAAGGAGAATTTTATATCAGTTCGGAAAAGTTTACATTTGAAGAGAAAAATGTAAATCAATTTATTATTAAATCTAGATCGGGATCTCTTGTACATCCAATTGGATCTTCTGTTACATATGGAGCTAATGTTTCTAGTAATGGTATATCATTATTAGTATATGGTGTTCTATATGCATTAGAGAATCAATATGGTTCACCATATTCAAATCCAGGAGAAATTTTGCAGATTTCGGAACCTGGATTTATCACAACAGATCCTAAAATTTTTGATTCTCAAAATAATCTAAGATGGATCACAAGTTCATCTCCTCCAGGATCTTCCAATCATCCAAGTGTTTCTGCAGCAATTTCAAAATTAAATTCAAATGTATCGGCAATTTTTGAAGATGGTGAAGGTTATTACATAACATCATCTGGATTCCCTTCTCATGATATTATTCCTCTGACTGCTACGATTCCTCAAGATATTGAGGATCAAAAGTTATTGAGAATTATTAGAAAGAATGCAATTTCTACTACAGAAATTTATGAAACTGGTAATAGAGATGTTGGCATTGCAATTAATGGTATTCCACTTCTAAGTTATAAAGATAGTGATGTTGTTTACAATGGTGCCATACAAAAAATTAAAGTCTTAAACCGAGGTTCTGGATACCAAAAAGGTCCATATGTTTTAATTAATAATGTAAGTGGATTAGTAAGAACAAAGTTAGCGGGACAAGTTGTTGAATCTATTATTGTTGATGATACTGGTAATTATGGTCAAATCCCAACTGTAGAGATCACATCTGGCAGAAATGCTACTGCAACGGCAGTTGTAACTAATGGTGAAATTACTAGTATTGTTGTAAATAATCCTGGAGAATATTATTCTTCTCCTCCAGAAGTTAAAATTACCGATGCAGCTGGCAAAGGAAGATTTGCAGATTTTAAGACTATCATTTCTAACGAAGGAAAAGTAGTCGGTTTTGAAAAAATAAAAGGTGGAAGTCTTTATACACAAGAAAATGTTTCGGTTGATCTTATTGCTATTGGTTCTGGAGCAGAAGCAGTTGCAGAAATTAAATCCTGGGTAAAAGACAAATACAAAAAATTTAAATCTCAATTAGATTCAAACAATGGTTATTTCTTCAAAAATTTTGTTAATACACTAGGATACGGATATGCATATTATGCATCTCCATCTGCTTTGCGTTCTACTGATACTGGATCTTCGCACTCCCCGATTATTGGATTTGCATATGATGGCAATCCAATTTATGGTCCATATGGTTATAACAATCCTCTTGTTTTAACAAGTCCAATTGTTAGAATGACATCAAGTTATTCTAAGAATATCAGCAGAAATATTGGTCCGAGCACAGCAATTTATCCAATTGGAACATTTGTTGATGATTATAATTATATTGAAGGTTATGGATCATTAGATCAAAATAACGGAAGATATTGTGTAACTCCAGAATATCCACAGGGAACTTATGCATATTTTATCACAGTTGACGCATCAAATAATCCAGTATTCCCTTATATTATTGGACAAAATTATTACTCATTACCTTTAGATTCAAATTATAACTCCAGTATTTCTCAAGATGACTTGCCTGTTGATGCTAACAGACTTAGAACAAGTGGTATTGATAAAAATGGTGATCTTTCTCATGCAATAATTGAAGATGTTAATAGAGGAAACGTAATATCTGCAACTGTTTTAGATAGCGTGAATAATTTTTCTGTTGGTTCGGAAGTTATTATAAACGACACACAGACAGATGGATTTGGTGCAAAAGCAGAGGTTTCTTCTGTTAGTGGCAGACAAGTTCTTTCAATTGAATCTGAAGATAGTAAAGTTGTTTTATTTGATCTAGTTACTACTGCTTATTTGTTTGATGGAGATACACTCACACAGGCGCTAACAGGTGCCTCTGGAAAAATTGTTGGAGATGTATTCTCTGGGACAAAGGTTGCCCTTAGAAACGTTTCTGGAACGTTTAATTCAAGTGATGTATTGTCTTCAAATACAAAAGTATTATCGTTAATTTTAGATCAAAATTCATCATACACAAAAGGTGCTATATTATCTTTAAGTAATGGCATTAATGCTGCTGTAGCAACTGGCAAAGTCTTGGAAGGGACAACAGCACAAAATACAGTAAAAGTAAAAGTTCTTTCTGGAAATTTTATTGTATCTGATACATTATTCTTAACTAGTTCTGATTTAATTAACACCCCAGGATCAAAAATTGTATCTTTAAACTCATTAAGTAACGATTTAATTATTTTTAATTTGAATGATAGTGTAGCATTACTAACAACTTCGGATGATCATGGAGTTGGATTAGACGAACAAATTACGATTGATATCAATCCAAATGATGCTACAACAACATCAACGTATTATGTAAGAACCCGCATCTATCAAGAAGCAACATTGCAAGCACCAGGAGTAAGTAGAGTCTTAAAAGACACTGGTGTTGGAAGAGTTGCAATTTTAAATGGAGGTGAAAATTATACTGCAGGATCTTATTCAAATATTGCTCTTGTTGGTGGTAATGGAACTAATGCAAAAGCAACTATTGTTGTTTCTTCTCAAGGTTCCGTCACAAGTGTTACGATCAGTGATAAAGGATTTGGATATAATAAATTTGATGTTCTTACAGTTGGCAATGTTGCTCTCAATAAAACTAATTCTACAACTCCATCATTAAAGTTGAGTGTTGATCACGTCGGATTTTCTTTACAAAATTCAAAACTAACTCTTGATAGTTATATCGGTATCACAATTGGAGATTATTTAAAAATCAATGATGAAATTGTAAAGGTATTGTCAAGAACAAATAATACATTTGTTGTAGAAAGATCTCAGAAAGGAACTACAGCAGTAGATCATTTTGATGGTGCAGTTGTTTCAATTTATGATCCAGGATATAATATTTCTCCTGGATATCAACTTGGTTCTGGTTCTGACGATCCTATTGTACTATCATATGATCCAACTACACAAAAAATTGTTTTTGTATATAATTATTCACAAACACTCACTACAATTAGTTCTTTAATTAAAGATTCTGTTTTCTTTGATCAGAGTGTTGATAAAAGACTTGTTACAATTTCTTCAATCACCAAACCAGAAAGATATTTTGAATTTTCTTCTAATAATATAAATTTTGTTAGAAATAAAGTAATTGATATTAAAAAATACTACAAATATAATTTTGATATTTCTCATCCATCAATGAGTGATGTTCGTTTTGATCTTTCTCCAAGTATCAATTTAAATTTAGTAACTCCAGAGAAAGTATCTGTTGGAAATATCATCAGTGTAAAAGTTGGTTTTGGTCCTAGAATCTCATCAAACACATATCAAAATAAAGTTGATATTCCATTTAGTAAGTATTTTTATTATGATAAGAATAATAAAATCAATTCGGAAAAATCTTATCTAAATGTAGTTGATGATCCGCTGCAAGGAAAAAAAATTGCATTATATGTAACATCAAATAAAATTGTATATGAAACATTATTCGCAGCTCCACATGATGGAAGTGGACAAATTTCATATGTATCGGAATCTATTTTCTCCATTGGAAAAATAAATTCGGTTAGAATTACAAATATTGGTAGTGATTACAAAAAAATTCCAATTGTTACTGGCGTAGTTCCATCTGCAGAATATGCTGCAGTTGCAGAATGTACTATTCAAGATGGAAGAATCACTGGAGTTGTAGTAACTGAGACAGGAAAAAATTATTCCAAACCTGTAGTTATCGTTTCTGGTAATGCAGTTTTAACAGCAGTTGCTGATGCTGGTAAAATTACTGGGATTTTAATTAAAAATTCTGGAACTGGTTATACAGAGATTCCAGATATTAAAATTGCAGAGTCAGATATTAAATGTTATTTGAATAGTAAAAACATTGGTATTCCAAGAAATATTAAATTAATTAATAATGGCGGTGCTTATCACAAGGATCTAACATTAAAATCTTCATTTAGATCAAATTATATACTAGTAGTTTCAGATTTTGCTACAGATGCTTTTATTGTTGGTGAAACTATTATTCAAAGATCTGGAAATGTTGAAGTTGCTAGAGCACGAGTAACTTCTTGGAGAAATGGATCAAATATTCTTATTGTTGATAGAGTTCAAGGAATTCTCCGTGAAGGAAAGCAAATCATTGGATTGTCAAATAACAAAACTGCGAAACTACAATCCATTGATTATACGCAGTTTTCTCCTATTATCAAAACTTATTTTGATAATATGGGATATTATCAATCAGATTATGGAAAAATTAGTGACGCAAATCAAAGAATCTCTGACTCATATTATTATCAAGACTATTCATATACGGTAAAATCAAAAACTCCAATTGATTTGTGGAGATCTCTCATAAAGCAAACTACTCATCCAGCTGGATTCCAGTTGTTTGGAGAGGTTCTGATTGAGTCTGGTGCTCAAAATAGAATGAGTGCCAACACAAAATCTACAAAAACAAGTATTGTCCAATTGTGGGATCCCAATAAAAATAAAGTTACCGTAATTAATACAAAGAGAAAAATTACTCAGAGTATTATTGCTACAAAATCATTAAATGTTGAAAAAGGAGTTGGATCAGTTTCTGTTGACAGTGCAAATACATCAGAAATTCGTGCTAAAAGAGTTTATCTAAATGCTCCATTTGACGGTGCATTTACAGATAAAGGAAATCTTGAAGGAACTACTACATTTAATATTGTTGACGTAAATGGCAATTCTGTAAATCCATATAATTCACAAGCACTAATTATTACTCTTGACGGCATAATTCAAGAACCAGGGACTGCATATACTGTTTCTGGCGATAAAATTACGTTTAAAAATCCACCTCTTGGTCAGTCCATTGAAGATGGGCAGATTGCTCCTGGAGTAAGATTCTATGGTAGATTATTTGAATTTAAAAATCCAACATTAAATCAAAGATACTTAAAGAAAATTAGAAATATTTTCCAGAGAAATGGAAGATGGATAGATTCCGCAAATCAACTTGAGTTTAATAGAGCATTTATTCAAGCAGAAACTCTTGGTTATATCAAATCAAAATATCCATCTTTAACGTGGAATACTCTTGGTTCAAAATGTTCTAGAGATATTGGTTACATCATTGATGCTTTGGCACATGATTTAAGGTTTGGAGGAAACGAAAAAACCATTCTATCAATAGAAAAATATTTCAATTTTGGAACATTAAGTTATATTGATGGAGATGAAGTTGATGCAACCATTGAAGCATTTGGATATGCTGTTCGTCTATGCAAACTAGCAATGAGAAATTGGGATGTTGTAGAACCAGGAGCATCTTGGACTCCAGGAACAAACATCATTGAAATTGGTGATACAAGAAATGTTGCTATTGGTATGAGAATTAGTGCTGGGAGAGCATTTAGTTCTGATACTATCATTACAGAAATTCTTGATAGCACAAGATTAAAACTGAGTAAAAACGCAATTCCACTATCAAGTTCTTCTGCTCAAACTATAACAACTAACACAACTCCCGCATCAAGTGTAGATACTACTGCTGCAATTATCCAAATTGCTCCAGGAATATTTTTACAGATTTCTCCTGGAAATTATTATGCTATTACTCCAGCAAGTGGACTCACAATTTCTGATAATGCCGTTGTAACATTCTTATGGAGCGGTTCAAATACTGGTACATATATAGATGCTGCAGATCTTATTATTGCCAATAAAATTAATATTCAAAGAGAAGCAGCTTATAGAATTTATGAAGAATTCCCTGGATTCATTTATCCAGGAGTCCCAGAAGAAGCATATAGATTTAAAGATGCTAGGAGGTTAATTTATAAGAATCTTGATGATATTGTATTGGATACTTTGGTTGAGATAGAAAACGAATTCGGCACTCAGTATGCGACATCATCATGTGAAAGAGATTTGAAAATTATTCTAGTAGCAATTGCCGAAGATGTGGCTCGTGGTGGAAACTCAGCTACTATTGAAGTTACTAACGCATATTTTGATTTCCATGATGCTCTTGATGGGGAAAGAACGGAATCAATTCATGCGTTTAATTTTGCAAGAGATTTGTGTATTGCTGCAGTTAATAATTTAGGAGCGGTTATTGATCCAAATATTACTAGCGTTCCAGAATGTTCAAATGTAAATTCTGCAATTACTTCATTGTTTGGTATTCTAACTACAGCAATCCAAAACAACCAAAAACCAAACATTACAAAAAATACTGGAATCACTTCTTGGGTAAAAACAGAAGATTTATGTCTACGTGACATTGGTTTATTTGTTGATGCGGTTGTATATTCACTACGTTATGGTGGCAATGAAAAAGTAATTAAATTTGCAAATTCATATTTTGTAAACAATCAACGTGTACATATTGCTGGTGAATTGTCAGAATCAATTTACGCCTACAACCAGGCAGCTTTACTGATGATTGATGCAATGCTAAATCAAATTAGTGGCATCACAATTATTGCTCCTGTAACAGATCCAAATGTTAGATTGGATACTGTATCTCCATTATGTGCTCAAGTTGAAAGTGCAATAAACACATATGCACAGATTGTTGAAGATACATTAGAAGGAGGACCAGATAGAATTGATGTAATTCCACAAAATCCAAATTCAACTGGATATTGGACTACCTTAAGGTCATACTCAAATATTGATCTGATTCGTGATATTGGATTGAGATATAACACATTTACTGAATGTGAAGATGTTGCTTCTGCTTTAGATTCTCTATATGATGTGATTAGACAAACTTTAGTAACTGGACCAGGGACTGTAGAAGTTTCATATCCAGATTATATTAATGGGGAGAATACAATTTTTGATTTATATTATTCTGATGGTTCTCCAGTTCAAACAGATTTAAATGAGAATCTTTTTGTTGGATTGAGTGGAATATTACAACACGATTCTGCATATTATATTGATAGATCATCAATTCCCAATAAAATTGTATTCTCATCTCCACCAATTTGGGGGCAAGAAGAAAATGTAAAATTAGTTCAAGAACCTTTAGCAGTAGAAAAATTCTTTGCACATACGATAGGAAACTATATCCGTTGTGAAATTGATAAATCTGGTATTCTTGACGGATCTCCAGGTCCTTTCCTAATCTTAAACTCCAAAGATAAGAAAGTGAAAACCATTGATGACGGCAATTTTGTATTGGTGTTTATTGATGGTACTTTACAACGAGAAGGAGACTCTTATCAAATTAATGGTCCAGCAATTACTTTTACTAGAGATATTTTTTCAGAGAATAATATTGAAATTATTCTTTTATATGGAAGAGATATTGAGCAGACTATTACTTTATATGACTTTGAAAGGAATACTTACTATAACAAATTAATCCTGACATGCGATGCTGGTTCTCCCAATTCCTTTGTTGATTGGGAAACTTGGTATAATACATCATATGATAAGTTCCAAGTTGCATATCAAAAAATTAGTGGAACGAAAAGATTTATTGGCAATGTAAAATCATATTACAAAACATCCAATAAACTTGTGATTACACTTGCTGGTGGTAATCCACAATTAGTCAATTCAACAATATTCTTTGCTGCAGAAGATGACTTCTCAGATGAGTATGAGTTAGTATTTACTACAAATAGTATTACTGTTGTTAGAGATGAAGAGAATGATTATAAGATGCAGAGAAATTCTGCTACATGGTTGTATGATACAAAAGAAGCAGATATCTCCTTTTATGAAAAGAAGCGTTTATTAGCAAATCTAAATGCTGGTGATATTATCAAAATTGATGGCGAAAACCAATACAGAGACATTAAAGAACTGCCACAATATGTAAATCCAAAAAATTATAATCCATCCCAAGATGTATCAAATGACTTTTTTGGGTCTGTTGTTACAAGCAATTATAATGGAGAAACTACTGGTGTTGGATTGAGCGTTACTTGCAGTATTCAAGCAGGAAAAGTTAATAAAATTACTTGGAATAAAAAAGATTTACAGCTTTTATATAATACTGGTATTATTCAACCAACAACTGCATATGGATATGAGACAACACCAATTTTACATTTCATACCCGTAGATCAGAATGGTGGTGGAGCTAGAGCAGAAGTTATTGTTTCTCGTGGACAAATAATTGATATTGTCATCACTGATTCTGGATCTGGATACACAAAACCACCAAGAGTTGTTACTGCAAGGCAGTATGATATTATCAAGCAAAGAGGAAGAAAAATTGATAGTTTTATTCAACTGACAGTTGGAACTCAAATTATACAACAATCTCCAGTAGCAACAAATTTAATTGTTGAATTTTCTAGAGGAATTGAAACCGTTTATTCATTCATAACTTCCGTTTCTCCATCTTCTAGTGCAAATTGTGTAATTACTTTAAATAGAGAAATTGATCTTTCTCCTCTTTCTGTATCCAAAGAAGTTTTATATATTCGTCCAGCAAGTATTGGTCAAGTTTCTTCTCCAACAAATCAAAGTGATTCTTACATGCTAAGACAATATTATATTGATAGAACTGTAGAATCTCAACCCCTTTTACTAGCAACAGTTGAGAGAATGTTCAATCACTATGTTGGATTTGTTGACCATCGCGGATTAAGTTTCTCAACAAACTTGGCAAGTGGAACTTTAGGTCCGTCATTTGCACAATGGGAAAATGCAAAGTTTATGGATACTGGTAATATTCTCTCTACTGGAGGAACACCAGTTTCTGCAATAACCATTGAAGATTTTATTATGAATGGATTTACTGTTGGAGATTTTGATAATTACGCAGGTTCAAATATTATATCAACAGGAAATCTATTTAATCTTGCATATCCATCAATAAATTACTACTTATCAATGGTGGAAACTGATGACATCCCCGCGATAGGTAATCCTGGATATCTTGCAACAAATGCTGTTATCTATGCTAATACATCAAAATTCCCATCATCTGGAACTATTTTGGTTGGCAAAGAACAAATTTCTTATACCAGCAAGTTGAGTGATCGTTTCTTAAATTGTACACGTGGAGTAAATGGAACACCTATTGAGTTTCATGCTTTGGGAGACTACTTAAGAAACGCCCTATAAATAAATATAAATAACTCGGATTCAGTCTTACTATACAGACAAAAGTGCTATGGCAGCTATTATTTCAGAAAAGTTTAGAATTTTTAATGCGAAACAATTTCTAGAATCCCTCAGTGAAGGTGCTAACGACGCCGCATCTGATCGTACTAGAATGTATTTCTTCGTAGGAAGATCGTCTAGTTGGAGTGCTTATCTTGAGATTTTCAACGTAGTTGGAACTTTCCAGGTAGGAGAAACAGTTAGTGGTGGGGGATGGAGTGGACAGGTTTCCAAAGTTTACTCAAACAGTCTTTTGGTAAGTAACGTTCTTCCAACATCAACAACAACTCCAGCATTTGGAACTACAATTACTGGTGGTACTTCAACTGCTACTGCTAAATCTGGTGTATACAGATATGCTACAGAAGAGGTTCCGCCTGCTCCACTTGATAATCAAACCGAGAAACAAGAAATTTATAACGAATTGATTGCTGCCAAACGTATCACTTCTCCATTTGCTCGTCTTGTTGTTCCTCGTTTTAATTGGAACTTAACTCTGAATCCAGTTTTTGATATGTATCGTCCAAACTACGCACCAACTCCTGGTGGTGGTGGTGCGATTGGTATTCAAACTGCTAATGGATCTTCATCACTTGCAACATCAAAATTCTATGTGATGAATTCAAGATACGAAGTATTTAAGTGTCTTTACAATGGTCAGAGACCAGCTAACCCACAAGGTCAAAACGCCACATACGAACCAACATCACAACCAGTTGCTGGTCAAGGAACATTTATCAATGGTATTTTTGAAGAACCATCAGGTACTGCTGGGTATGTTTGGAAGCATATGTACACTCTAACAACTGGAGATGTGCTTGCATTCTTGTCCTCAGATTTTATGCCAATTGCCGAAACTTCTGAAGCTTCAAGAGTTGCTGTGCAAGCAGCAGCAATCCCAGGTGCTATTCATGTTGCTGTAGTCAGAAATGCAGGATCAGGACTTCCTGCAAATGCTACACTATACACAAGAGTATATGGGGATGGATCAAACGGAATTGTTAAATTTACAACCGATGGTAGTGGTGCGGTAACCAGTGCAACAATGAACAACATTGGATCTGGTTATACATACGGAAATCTCCTCTTAGTAACAGGAAAAGTTTACACTGATGCAGCACTTACAACTGCTGCTGCTGCCTTTACTGGAACCGCTTCTATTGAAGTTGTTATTTCATCGGAAGGTGGTCATGGTTCAAACGCAGAAATGGAACTTTTTGCAAAAAGAGTAATGACAAATATTCGTCTAACATATGACGAAGGATTTGGTGATTTTCCAGTTGATAATGATTTCCGTCGTATCGGTATTATTCAAGACCCTCTTCAATACGGCAGTTCTTCTTTTGCTACAAATAACACATTAAGAGGAACCTCAGTACTAAAAATCAATGGTGCGACGGCAAATTACAACGTTGACGAAGTAATTTCACAGACTGTTACTGGCGGAAAGGCGTATGGAACTGTTGTTTCATGGAATTCAACTAATGGCATCTTAAAATACTTCCAGTCTTCACAAATTCACGCAGATGCTGGAGTAGTAAGAGCATTTACATCAAATGCATCAAATGCTATTGTTGGAGCAAGTTCACTTGCTTCGGGTACAGTTGATACTTCTCAAAATACTATTCTTTCTGATATTTCGTTTACTGGTGGTCTTGCGTCTCCAGAAATTCAACCAAACTCGGGAGAGGTCGTATACATAGAGAATAGAAGACAAATTACTAGAGCTCCTGATCAAATTGAGGACATTAAACTAGTAATTGAATTCTAATTTTAATCAAGTTAGACGCGGTGTGAGATGCCTCAAAAAACCAATCTAAACGTAGCTCCTTTCTACGACGATTTTTCCCAGGATAAGGATTATTATAAGTTACTGTTTCGTCCTGGGTATTCTATCCAGGCAAGAGAACTAACACAGTTGCAATCTGTTTTACAGAATCAGATTGAGCAATTTGGTAAGTATGCTTTTAAACAAGGAGAACTTGTGATCCCTGGTGAGGTTGGTCTTAATACCAAATTACATTTTGTAAAATTGTCTTCCGTTTCGGAAATTCCAGTTAATGTAAATGGTAAGATTGTATATAAAAAATACGATGTAAAGGAATTAAAAGATAAAAAGTTAAGAGGTCTTACATCTGGAGTAGTTGCTTCTGTAGTAGAAGCAGAGATATCAACCGAATTGACTGCAGATGTAATTTTTGTAAATTATGTAAACAGTGGCGATGCTGGAAATGAAACTACTTTCAGACAAGGAGAGACTCTGGAAGTAGTTGATGGTATTAACACTCCACTTTTAGTTGTTGGCACTGATGGTAGTGTGCTACCAACATCAATTTCAATTACAAATCCAGATACAAAAGAAACTACATTTATTGATAGTCCAGCAATGGGATATGCTTCTGCTGTAAAAGTAGAAGAAGGTATCTATTTTGTAAATGGTTATTTTGTAAGAAATGAAGCACAGATGCTAGTAGTTGATAAGTACTACGATAAACCATCTGCAAAAATTGGATTCAAAATTACGGAAAGTATCGTAACTCCAGAAGAAGATGCTTCTTTATATGATAATTCAATTGGATCTAGTAATTACACCGCTCCAGGAGCACACAGATTAAAGATTTTTCTTGATCTAGTAAAATATACTTTAGAAGAAATCACTGATAAGAATTTCATTCAACTTCTTACTGTAAAAAGAGGTGCGATTCAAAGTCAAGTAACGCAAACTGATTATAATTTACTAGAACAAACACTTGCCAGAAGAACGTATGATGAGTCTGGTGATTATGTTGTTGATAATTTCTCTTTGGATATCAGAGAATACTATCAGAAAAATGGCAATTTGGGCGTATATTCTGCTGACGAATTTGGAAAAATAAATGGATTCACGTTACAACAAGCATCAGATAAACTTGTAGCTAGTGTTGGTCCAGGTAAAGCATATATCAAAGGTTTTGAAATTGTAAATAAGGAAACCAAATACTTACCCATCAATAAAGCAAGGGAAACTCTTGATAGAGATGATATTCGTTTAAAGACAAAAGGACTTCCTACTTACAAAATTACAAATACATTCGGATCAATTCCATTAAATGCAGAAGCGCCAGAATTAACTGCATATCCAAATATTTTCTTATGCTCCACATTTAATGATGGATCTATTGGTTTAAGTAATCAAGAAGGAACTAACGATTCAAAACAAACTCTTGATCGTAGAGGAATATTTTTTGATATTGATTCTGGAATCAAAACAATCTATATCAATATAGATCCATCTTTTGCAAATACTTATTCAACTTTATCAGACGCTAATTTTCAATCTGTCCTTGGAACAATTTGGTTTATTCAAACAAGGACTGATGCTGGGCAACCTTCAGTTGTAAATTCAGTGCAATCTATTGCATATTCAAAAGTCGGAAGAATTGAAGTGAATCCATCTTCTGGCGTGAGTTACTTAGAGTTAACAATTACTGGCAGAAAAGATTATCTAGATAAGTATTTTGTTGACTATGATGATGGATCTTCTTCCAGATATAGGGAAGTCTTTTTATCTGAGTCTTCTGCTAGAACACCAGGATCTCTTCCATTTGGAACAATTGTTGATTATAATGAAACGGTTACCCCAATTATCGGAACAGCAAAACCAAGTAACTTTACTTTACTTGAAAAAGGAAGTGGTTTTAATCCAGATACTGATGTTATTGTTTCAAAAGGTAGAAAAGACAATGGAAGTTCCATTTATAATACTACCTTTGGACTATCATATTTTGATCCTCAATTCTTTACCAAAATTCTTTTAGACGAAGCAATTAGCGTACAAGATAGTTTCACACCAGGACAGTATGTATATGGTCTTGAGAGTGGCGCATATGGCGTTGTAGAGGGTTCTTCCAACGGTTTCTTTAGCAGCACTAAGACACTAATGGTAAAGACCCTCTTTGGCACATTTAAGACGGGTGAAGCAATTAGAGATGAAAAGAATAATTCTCTGAGAATTGCTAAAGATAATACCGTTTCACATTTTATTATTAATAATAGAGGTGGAAATTATGTAAATGGAACTTTACTAAGAATTGATGGTGTTGAATTTGATGCATCAAAGATTGATCTAGATCTAAATGGAAGCGGAGCGATTGTTAAAGCTACAATCATCAACAGAGAATTAGTCAGTACCGAATATTCAAGACCACCAATTGTTAATGTAGTTCAGGGAACTGGTGGTGGCACACCAACAGCAGCAGTAATTACTCCTGTTCTTGTTAGAAATGCAGTAACAACATTTACTCCACAAAATGTAAAATCATTCTTCTGTGAGTATGGTTCTGGTGGTGAAAACACCTTTACCTCGGATATTGAAATCAATAAAGAAAAATTTGCTGAAGTAACTTCTGTAACAGAATTTACTTTTAGTGGAGAAAGAGGAAGAAAATATATTGAATGTAATGGGTTTGGTGGAGATTCAACTAGATATCTACAGCAGGGAGATCTTGTACAATTTACAGATAAAACTGATACTATTATTCGTGGTATTGTACAATATGCAACTAGACCAGAAGGTGTTTTAAAATCAAGAATTTATTTTGATAGATCTTTACCACAAGATGTAAGTAATGCTAGCGTAGTAAGAGTTCGTCCATCAATTAGTAACTTTAATCAGGGAACTCTGCTTTATAAAACTGGAACAAATCAAGTAAGTTCTATTGTAGCATCCAGTGAAGACTCTAGGATTTCTTACTATCTCAGGAGAGATTTTGTTAGCAAAGGTGTTGGCGGTGCTGGAGTAATTACATTTGCAGCTCAATTGCCATTTGGAACTCAGAGATTTGTTTCATTTAGCGAAAGTAATTTTATTGTTACAGTTCTTGATCGTGGAAATGCTCCAATTAATGTTGTTAAAGAAGGCGACATTGTTTATATCACAGAGAATCAAGTTTCAATTAAAGCATCAACAGATTCTGCGAGTGGTTTAACTTCGGGTAGCGTAACTTTACAACTTCCATCAACATATTTTGGCAATATTCCTGTAGGTGGAATATATCCAACTCTAAAACTAACTGCAACGTTAGAAGTAACTAAAGCAAAACCAAGACTAAAAACAGCAATTGCAAATAAAAGAATTGTAATTGATTCTATTGGCGATAAAATTATTCCTTTCCGTGGAAAAGACTATGATAGTGAAGCATTAGATGTCTATAGTTTTGCTGATGCTTATAAATTAAGATACGTTTATGAAGGATCTCCTTCTGAACCACCAACTGTAGATAGAAACGGAAATCTTGTTAGTGGTATTGATGTTACTAATCGCTATACTTTTGATGACGGTCAAAGAGACACAATTTACGATGTATCAAGAATTATCTTGAAACCTGGATTTGATGCTCCTACTGGTCAACTTGTAATTGCATTTGATTATTTTGAACATACTCAAGGAGATTTTTGCACAGTAGATTCTTATTTACATGAAGCAGGTGTTGGTCCAGACGAAATTCCATTTTTCAATTCTCCCGCACTAGGAAAAGTTTCACTGAAAGACGTTCTTGATTTTAGACCAAAAGTAGATAATAATTCAATCATTTCTGGATTCCAAAATAATTCTCTATTATCATCTTCAAATACCAGATCATTCACTGGAACTGGTGGAGTAGTTTCAAGTACACCAGCACCAGATTCAAATCTGGAATATACTTTCTCGTTCACACAAACACAGTATCTTGATAGAATTGATGCTTTATTTTTAGATAAGAAAGGGGAGTTTATTATTAAAGAAGGAAATTCTTCTCTCAATCCATCTAAACCAGATCCAATCAGTGATGCAATTCCTTTGTATTATATTTACGTTCCAGCATTTACACAGAATAATAAAGATGTAAGAATTACTCCTGTTGACAATCGTCGCTATACCATGCGTGATATTGGAAAACTAGAGAAAAGAATTGAGCGTTTGGAATATTATACTTTGCTAAGTGTTTTAGAGCAACAAGCATTGAATATGCAAATTGTTGATTCTACTGGACTCAACCGTTTTAAGAGTGGATTTATCGTTGATAATTTTGAGACACACAAGATTGGATCATTGAGTTCTTTGGACTACAAGTGTTCAATTGACACTCAACAATCTGTTATGCGTCCACAATCAAAAGAATCTTCATTTGATTTAGTTGAAGTTAATTCAAGAAACGATCAAAGATCTGTTGCTGGTTATCAGAGAACTGGGGATCGTGTTACATTGCCATATACAGAATTGCAATTATTAGGCAATTCATTTGCAACAAAGACTATCAATCCAAATCCGTTTGTTGTTTTACAGTATGTTGGAGATTCATTTATTGCTCCAAATGCAGATTCTTGGTATGATACTACAGTTGCTCCATTAGTAACAGATAATAATACCAACCTATATTCTATTTTCCTTGCCAAGAATGAAATTAGAGATGCATTCTCTAGTCTTTATAATTCATACAAGATTAATTGGATTGGTGCAAATAGATCATTCTTTAATATTGGATCTTTTGCAGAGGTTAACACCAATGTTGCAGACTCTACTGTAACTAGCGCATCTGTTGGTAGTTCTTCAAACATCAGTCCAGAAAATAACGAAATTGGAAAAGGAATTACTACAAGAGGAGTAGGATCTAGTGTTGTTGCTACATCACTATCATTCTTTGCTAGAAGCATTCCAGTTCAGTTTAAAATTAATCGTCTAAAACCAAACACAAATGTTTACGTCTTTATGGAAGGCAGAAATATTGCAAGATGGGTTAATCCCGATTTTAGATACACTGGTATCGCAGGTAATTCTTTATCTGCATTTAATGGAAGTATTAAGACAGATGAAAATGGAAATGCTAGTGGAATTATTTTAATTCCTGCTGGAAAACCACCACGCGAAAATGCTGTTTGGACTGGTAATGTAGATACAGTTGTATACGATGATGATGCAGATGAAATCAGATTTACAACTGGTATTAAGACAATTAGATTTACATCTAGTTCTACTGATCAAATAAAAGATGTTGTTGAGACTTATGCAGAAGTAAAATATTATGCAACAGGATTACTACCAGAAAATCCAGCATCTATTGTTTCAACAACACCAGCATTCTTTAAAGCAAACGAAGGAACTCAAATTACTGGAAGCAATACCGAAAATCCCATTAAACCAAATCCACTTGCTCAGACATTTACTGTTTCTGGATTTACTGGAGGATTATTTACTACTGGCGTAGATCTATTTTTCTCACAGAAGAGTAGCAATATTCCTATTAGAGTTTACTTGACTGATGTTCAAAACGGAAAACCAGGAAAGAATATTATTCCTGGCACTCAACAAGTAGTATCTCCAAATACTTATTTGCGAGTGGTTGCTAGCGACACTCTCACAATTAAGAAAGGAGAAAAGGTTACTGGTGGAACTTCAAATGCATCGGGTCCAATTTCAAAACTATTTGATAAAAACAACATTGAAGTTACTCCATCAACAACAGGAGTATTTACTCTTACTAGCGATCAAGTATATACATTAGTTCTTGATAACTATAACGGCAAATTCTTTAAGCAAGATGAAACTCTAACTGTACCTTCACTAACAACGTACAATAATGCTCAGAATACAAATCTAATATTAAAGATTACTAAAAATTCTGGAAGAGTTACTGATTTACGTGTTAAAAATACTGGATCTAATTATGAATCTGCAATTATAACTATTGAAAGTCCACAACTTCCAGGTGGTGGAAATGCAACTGCGACCTTGAGAGTATCTAGAGGAAAAGTATATTACTCGGAATTAGTTCTTTCTGGATCCGACTATACGGAAGCACCCGCTGTTGTCATTCGTGGAACTGGCGCTGGAAACGCTGGTGCAGAAATTGAATCAGTAATTACGATTGATACTCCAGCAGTTCGCATGGGTATCGCCGTTGATGAAACTGGTGTAACACGTTCAATCACACCAACTAAGTTTACATTTGATTATCCAGTATATCTACAAAATGATACTGAATATGCATTAGTAATTGAAACGGATTCAATTGATTATCTATTATGGGCATCAAAACTTGGTGAAATTGAAATTGCTACCAACACCACAGTAACGACTCAACCTGCTCTTGGGTCTCTATTCAAATCACAAAATACAGATGCATGGACAGAAGATTTATTTGAAGATATTAAATTCAGATTGTATCGTGCAGAATTTGATACTACAAGAACAGCATCTCTTCTCCTTACAAATCAAAATCTAGGATATGAGAGACTATCAATTGATCCAATTGAAACAAACGCTGGATCAAATACTACAGCAACATCAACTTTATTTAAAAATAATAATTTTGTAGTTAAGGTCAATCATCCAGATAATGGATTTGATTCTGATGGTAAGTCGTATGTATTTTTCAGGGGAGTGAAAGATGTTGGAGGAGTAACTGCTTCGCAATTAAATAGTGATTTATTTAAAGCAACTAATACAGGAATTGATTATTATAATATTACTTCCTCAAATAGAGCTTCCGCAAATTCTTTTGGTGGAGGATCAACAATTCTTGCCTCATATAATAGAAAGTATGAAAAAATTCATGCTATCGTTCCAAATCTATCATTCAGTCAAACAAAAATTGATAGCTTTGTAAAAACCACAAACATTTCTCCAGTTGATGATAATGTAAAAACATTTACATCATATTCACAATCTGATTACGAAAAGACATTCTTAAACGAAGATTTCTTCTTCATCAATCAAAAAGTATTAGCATCCAGAGTTAACGAAACTATTAATAATATTAATAGATCATTAACATATAAGTTAGATTTTTCAAGTAGTGTTTCATATCTATCTCCAATGATTGATCTTTCAAGATCTTCAATCAAAGTAATTTCAAATAGAGTTGAAAACGCAAGTGGAATGGAATCTAGATTTGGGCGCAGAAATCAAATCTTAGAGTTCTATCCAGTTTATACTTTCTTAGTAGATGGAGTAAATACCCAAGGAGGTGAACTAATCTCAAATAACCAAAAGATTACTGGATTAACAACTAAAGCATCTGGTCAAATTGTTAAAGTCCAAGGAGTTACTGTTTTTGTAAAACTAAAAACAACAAACTCATTTACGCCAGGTGAGGTGTTGCAGTTTGAAAATAATACTTTTAATACACCTCCAACAGTAGCATTTTCTGGTGTTTCTCAAGTAACATTCCAAATTCCAAATACAGTATCCCCACCAACATATGTAACAGCAAGAAATCCTTCTGTCCCAGCAGCAACTTATACAAATAAGATTACTGGCAAGATTGTGTTATGGAATCAAAAGAGTGGTCAGCTAACTGTTATCAATGATAAGCAACCAATCAATGATGACTATGTTAGTGCTATTGTTGAGGGAGCAGATTTTACTAGAAATGCATCTGTAGATTTCCAGGATAATGATATTTTCCGTGTTGGTGACTTAATTTCTTATCCGAATCAACCACCGACAGAACAAAAGTTCATTGAAGTATCTAAGGTTTCCTATAGTGATGGTGCTGATTTTATTTCAGATAAACAATCAAAAAATAGTTCAAGTATTGCCAAGTATGTGACAAAAGAAATTGCAATTGAAAACCCAGCTACTGCAATTGATGTAAGAACAACAATTAACACCAGTGATATTCAAAATATCAAAGTTCTTTATAGAATCAAAAAATCTTCTTCGCAAGAAAACTTTGAGGATATTGAGTGGGAGTATTTTAATGAGACTGGCATTCCAGATACCGATATAGTTGCATCATCAGAAAATGCTATTAGTGGAATTACAGAAAAACAATCTTCGTATCAAGAATTGACTTATAGTGTTGATAATCTTCCAGAGTTCTCATCGTTTGCAATCAAGATCGTTATGAAATCAAGTAATCCTGCATTTGTTCCAAAAGTACAAGATCTGCGAGCAGTAGCATCTTATTGATATGAAACATATTAAAGTGAAAAATGAAGACCACCTGTATCGTGATGTTGATACAGGTGCAATCATAAATACTGACAGATCTGCTTTTGAAAAATATAAAAAATCCAGAAACAAGTTTCGTAACCTTGAGCAAGAACTGGATTGTATGAAAAATGAAATTAGTGAGATCAAATTTCTATTACGTCAATTAATACAATCAAATGGTACTCAGGAACGTCACTAAGCAATTTACATTTGAACAGCAGAGACAGGAAATTAATCAAATTGCTGTTGATTTAGATTCCATCAATACTACGCTGGTAAATTATAATGCATCTGATTGGGATACAGCATATAGTTGGGGAAATCATGCTAATGCTGGATATTGGGTTCAAAACAATACTAAGATTTCTAATTGGGACACTGCATACAGTTGGGGCAACCATGCTAATGCTGGATATTTAACATCTTATACAGAAACTGATCCTATATTCAATGCTTCTCCCTCAAAAAATATTACAAACACCGAAATTAGTAATTGGAACACTGCATATAGTTGGGGGAATCA